TTTTGTCCGGCGGACGACAACCAACTCGCACCTATGTATTGCTTAGCTAGATGGATACTAAGACTTTAAAATTCGCATCTATATTTAAATTAAATCATGAGAAATTAACTTTGGGAATCCCCCCCCCTATTTTGTATATATTTTTTTACTACTATAATTACGTTTCCCAGATTGCGCTTTGATTTTAAGCTTTTCTTTTTCATTTAATGATTCATTAATATCTAATAAATCTTCATGAATTGTTTTATTATGTTCAAAAATGCCTTCTACTGGATCGTAAAAACCTTTTTTTATTGCTACTAAAACTTCAGCACTAATCCCAAAAGCCTCCATAATGTCATAATCTGCATATTTATTATTCAAATAAAAATAAATTCTCTTTAAATCGTGAAATCCAGGCTGCTGATTAAAGTCATTACTAATTTGCTTTCTTCGCCATGCAGATTTAGGAATTTTCCTTATTTTAGGAGTAGGTTTCCAATTATCTATGCTACTTACATCTTCAATTTTTAAAATATCCATATCTTTCACTTAAATCTCCACTATCTTTTAAATTTAGAACGTGCATTTGCAAGTCTTTTAGCATCATTTCTTGCTATTAATTCATCGCCATTGAGTTCTTTATTTTCTTTTGCCTTAGGTTGAGCAATAATTGCATCTGCTTTTAATTTATCCAATGGTCTAGGGGCTGATGATATAGGTTTATTTTTTCTCATTTTCTCTTCTAACTTACCCATTTCTCGTATTTGAGCATATGGATCGCTTAATTTAGATATTCGTTGCAATTCGTCTGGATGTCTTTTTGCTGCTGCATACAAAAATGCCGCTGGATCTTCAAGAGAACGCGTAGCGTTTGTCATATAATTCGTGATATCACAACCTACATCTCTTATAGCCTCTCGAAAATCGCTAAACCTGTCCATTCCACTTAATAATTTTCTTTGAAAATCCTGATCGAGCCGCATTTCTTCATTTCTTTGTACTTCTTGTTGTTTTTTAGCATGCATATTATTAACAGTTTGTTCTACCATTGACTCAAATTGACGTTGCCAATCTTCATCAGAATTGGGGTCGGCTTGAAAATTCTTGGCTTCTTGTTGTAATTGTTGATGCTGCAAAGGCGTAAGTTGTGATATTTGAGATTCTAAAGCTTGGATTCGCGATTCATATTTTTCAGCTTGTTTTTTAAGCCTACTTTTCATAACTTCAGTCATGCTTTCAGTTTCATTTCCATATTCATCTATTTCTTTTGAGGATTTCTCTTCAATTTTTTCGTGATTCTCTTCCGGCTCATGTGTTTTAGGAATAATAGGCGAAGCATCAATCCCATAATCATCGCTGGACTCAACATTTTCCTCATTAATTTCTTGCCTTTCTTCTTGCTCATCTATATGTTCAGGAGTTGGGGGTTGCTGCGAATTACCTTGTCCTGTTATTAATAAATCATCAATATTACTTATGTTGCCTGACATTGCCTGCATCTCCTGTATTATGTGTTAATATTTTTACCATGTTGTCAGCATGTGCAATAGCATTATCACTTTGAGTCCTTTCTGTTTCTGCCATATAACGCATTCTTTGCTCTTCAATATTGCCAGCAAGCTCTAATTTGGCTATTTCCAACTTCATTTGTTCAATTTCAATTTCGGCTTGCATTTGTTGCTGCTTAAGCGCCAATTCTTGCTGTTTAATCTGTATTTGTTGCTGCTTAAATTGAGCATCTACTGCTAAAGCTTCTTGTTCGGGGGATGGGCCTTGTTGCTGTGGCATTTCTCCCGTTTTGCCAGCTTCGATAATCTGAGGGGGTACACGTGTCTTAAGTCTATTTTTAATTTCAATAGTATTGGCAAGAGGCAAGTTTTCAGCGTAGAGATCGGCAATAAGATTAAATGCAGTTGGGTCAGCTTGGAGTACTTCCCGCAAGCTTTGTAATGCCTGTTCTTTTTGTCCTTCATAACTTGGCCCCGGTTTAAGCCTAACTTGATACGTACCCTTTCTAATATCATTTTCAATTTGTTCGCCATATGGATCTGTCTCTTTATTAATTGTAATGTTTTGGAATCCCTTGTCCGGCATCATAAGAGTCATAACACGTTCAGTGTCATAAACATTAGGAATCATTTCATTGATAACTTCGCCCCCAGCTTCAATTGCCATATTTATAGAATTGAAGAATCCATAGGTTACAAATGATCCCTGGCGGGTGCGAGCGTCTAACGCCTTACCACTAGCCTCATCTCCATTATTACCCATACGAGCCGGATAAAGACCAGTAGATGTATAAAGGTCTTGCATTGCAAGATTATATTGGGTCTCCAATGACTGAGACAGCTCTGGAGGCCTGATTTGTTCTGGTTTAAGCCCATCTGGATCTTTATCATAAGCCAATAAGCCTTGGGTATTAGTTGGATCTGCCCAGTTTCTTCTTGTATCAAGACTTGAGACTACTGTTTTTGGACCAAACCATTGATCATATCTGCTAACTTTTAAAACATAAGCCGACTGGGTACGTAAATAATTTATATACCTTTGAGTATCACGGCAATCTTGGAAAAATGATCGGCAAATTTGTTTCCCGGTCTTATCGTAATAAGAATTATTATCAACAAAAATTATAGGAAGACTTTGACTAGGAAAGACAGTTTTATCTAGTTCATAATTACCAGCAATGCGGTAATGAATAATCTTATAACGGTCTTTAGGTCTTTGATTTACAATACGGACAATTTCATTATTACGCCAAAGCGTAATAACTTCTGGCTCTTCTTCTATAACTACTTCATTGGCTTTAAATTTATTTAAATTCATTCCTTTAGGTTGAGGCAAAATTTCATGCGATCCTGCAACCCCAATGCCGTCCAATGGCAAATTCAAAGGCTCTTCATCTACTAAATTTAATTGGCCATCCATGGCCATAGCGGAATTTAAATCACCGCCTAACATCTCCCTATCAACTAAGCGATTACGATCGTTAATCGCCTTGGAACTCTTTATTAACTCGTCCATCTCCTCTTGATTGAGCGTCTCACCATTAGATAATCCATATAATCTGTCCTTTTCATATTCTCGCACATAATAATCAATAATAGTAATATGCTCATCATCAGCCCAATTAAATGGATTTGTAGATTCATCAGGCTGCACAGCTAAGGCGATTTCTTCTTGTGTCTGTGTAATACTGCTAGATTTTAATATATTTTGCTCTACATCTTTACCATATTTCTGCCTAAACTTTTTACGAGACATACATGATATAAAACCACAATGCATACCGTCAGTTTTATTTTTCTTCTCCGCACTCAAATCCCAAAAAGCTCGAGTTGAATCTTTAAAATGAAAATGAACTATTTTTTGATTGAGAGATTTTTCATGCTCATAATCTGTACCAATCCCATAAGCACCATATCCACCAATGGCAGCTTGTCCTGCCGAAACCTGGTAAGCAATAGTTGCATCAGGAGAAAAGACAATGTCTTTTGTAATAATTTCTCTGAGAGAAGCCACCTTTTCATCACAATTAACCATTGGTACAACTTGTAATTGTGGGGTGTTTTGCTGCTGTTCTCCAATTAGAGCATTTGACATTGTAGCAAGTTTATTTGCTGTAAGAGCTACCTTGCGGTAGGTCTTAATCATATCGTCCTCTTCTTCTTGATCCCATTGCCTGCCGAGAATAAAAGAGTGCATCAAATGATAATTATCAATATTAACTTTAAATTGTTCCTGAAATTTCTCGCAAGCAATACGAGCTTCACGAGCTATCTTCTCGTTTTCTTTAGCCATATCAAATCCTTTTGATATATGATTTTTTATTCTAAATGTTTGCTATCATCATGTGCCTCTAATTTATCTCTTATTTCTCTAATACTGTCCCCATGCCATTCGACTGCAACCCTCAATCTATTTATTTCATCTGGCATTCTTAATGCAACTTCATCCACAAGAGATTTAAGTCTTATTTCCAAATACCTTTTCAAATAATCACTTTTCACATCATCTAAGTTTGCTGTGTAGGCATGCGCCATATTCTGTATTTTTTCTTCAAATTGTTTTAGATGTTCAGATAATATTTTAGTGAACTCAGATTCGGGCTTAGAAATAAGTAACTCAACTTTTTGTAGTTTTTCTAGATACAAATCACTATGTTCTCTCATTACTCTACCAACATCGTAATTTAATTGCCTTTTCTGCTCATCAAAAATAGTTATATATTTAGAGATTTTTTTTACATATTTATTTAAATTATACAAAGTTTTAATAAATTTTATCATATAAACATCCCCGCCATCCTTTCCGGTAATTTCCTAACCTGATATCCACCATCAACTACATACTCTCCGCCATAAAATGTAAGCATTAATGCATCTCCTGTGTCTGGAGACTGGCCTATTCTTTTTTTAGTATCATCTTTGCCTTCAATCTTTAATTTGTCACTAGAATCATATTTATATCCAAAAAGTGTCAAATCTGTCTGTAATTCATCAGAGTCGGGTATTTCTACGGGCGAATCTTGTATTAGCCATTCTCTTACTCTATCCCATAGTTCAGCCCGAGTATTAGCATAATGAGTCTTATCTTCTGCTGTTTTGGCAACATTAACACCGATGACAATATCCGAATATCCCAATTCATGTAATCGGTCAACAACTCCGGCTCCAATGCCTATATCATCAATACAAACCCGACTAGGATTTTCTTTTTCTATTATTTTCCTAATAATGCCTGCTAATTCCATTGTATCGATATGATAATGCGTCTGCAAATTGTAGGCTCTTCTGCCTCTACGCCTAATAATAGCCGTTCTATCATCACCCATTCTAGCAGGATCAACCCCTATAACCAAATTAGACTGACTATCTACTATATTTTTACGCGCTTTAATGACATGCTCTACATGAATAAACGTATCAAGCATAGAGCTTAAAAAAGCCTCTGAATCGTTAAAAGGATATTCTTGCCTAAACTTACGACATTTTTGTTCATAATCACCCTTGAAATCATCAAGCTTTAATCTTCTCCAATTTAAGTGTCCAGTAGTAAGACCATTAGAGCTATATAATGCTAGCCACTCTTTTTCTTCATCATGTGCAACAAAATGAGGATTTTCGATGCAATATTTGTCTTCCCAATACCAGGGCACAAATATTGCTTGATATTGTGATTTGCCATTCTTAGCTTCACACCACTCACGATAAAAGTCATTGTCCTGGCCATTAGCCGTGGATTCTTTTATGATTTCAGTACCACCCCCATGAGCTACAGTTTGCAGCAATCCAAGAGTAATACGAGCTGGGTCTTTGTAAAATGCATATTCTGATAAATGTAGATACTGATTAGTCATTGAGCGGCCAATTTCTGCGTTACCCGCCGTACCGACACGATAACCAGAGCCGATATCATTGAACATCAATGTATTTTCATTATTTTTAGAGGCCTTACTAAATAATTCCACCGGCAAATTTTCATCAAATCTTTTAGTAATACTAAATATAGTACGTGTAGCATCAGCTGAATGAGTAAGAATAAAAGCTTGCTTCCCTTTTTTTGTCCTTATTTTTGATAAATCTCTGCCTTGCACATAAGTGCTAACTCCCTGCTGACGTCCTTTTAATATCAACGCTCTTATCATGCCTACAGCTTTTAATTGCTTATCTAATCGTTGGTCTATGTATCTTTGTGCGCGATTAAAAATGAAAGGACGCGAGACGCCATAGCTATCATGTATAATTAGGAAATTCTTAGCAAACAACTCTGGTGACTTTAATATTTTTATCAGCTTTTCATCTGACATTAACAAATCCTTTTGTTATTAATTTGGCGAACCGGAGGGATTTGCACCCTCACCTGAAGCCTCTACGGGTCCGGATCTCATATCTTCCTGGCATCCTCCGCCAGTACAGACGTTTCTGCATTGCTGCAAGAAATCTTTAATTATTCTCTTTAACTAAATGCCCATAAGCAAACTTAGGGCTAGAAGCCCAAGTAGTTTCGTCATAAATATCGTATTTCCAAAGCGGGGGAGGCATCTTATATTTATGTCTATTTAGATAATTAGTAATGCGTGCATGTATCCGGTTGATATGCTCTATATATTCAATGACCCTAGGGTCTTCTATCTGCATATACGCACCATCTTTCATTCTCGGACATTTATGAGCTTTTAAACTATTGTAATGCCGCAACCATCCCTTGTATATTAAGTTATCCATAACTTTATATTGTCCTGATTTAAAATAAAAAATATCCTATCGCAAATCCAATCATAAATAAGACTAATACTCCTAGCAATTCTTCCATTATTTACTTCCCTATTCGATTGATTTTATAAATTTATCTCTAGCCCTCTCGGCCTCTTCTAAGGAATTAAATATTTCATTATCGGCAATAGTGACTGAGTCTCCTTCAATAAGCACATTGCAAACAACATAAAAAAAATCTCTTTTGTATTCACCTCTGTCCCACATCTCCCCGCACCCTACTTTAATCGGAATAATATCTTTAATCTTAGTTTTAAATATATCTCTAAAGCTAAAAAATCTCGAATAAATATAAACCTCGTCTCCGACTTTAAATTTAGGAGTAGGTGTTTCTTCTTTTAATGACTCCAAATATTCAATTTGTGCATTTAGTGCTTGGCCAAGGGTAGGATAAAGATATTTCTCTAAATAAGTGTGAAGATTATTATCTTTCTCCTTAATGATAGCTGAACAGTAATAACCCCTTTCGTTAGTACCTGATATTATAAGGTTCTCTACTACGCGCCAATTTTTGGGTTGTGCTGATAAACCCGGTACAAAACTCCAAACTTCTTGTCCTATTTCATATTTTGGTTTTGGTTCATACCCTATATTATTACGCAATGAATCTAAAAACTTTAAATGCATCTCAATACAATCGGGAAGGCTTTCTCTTTTGGGTTTAAGTTCATAACTTAGATTGGGCTTATCATTCTCTTTCATAATTCTATCTGTATGAAAATAAACAGTATCATAAACAAATTTAATCGCACCGCGTATGTCAATATCAATAGATTCCTTGCCATCTATGCGCCCAACTAAAAATTTCATCATTTCTTGTATGGTCTTGCAACTTTTTTCAATATCCTTATTGTTCATTATGCCTCCTTCTCTCTTAATTGTTCTAAATATGATATTTGAGCATCTATTGCCTCATTACGTGTCTTAAAAAGATTATGTTCTGAAACAGACTTGTAAGAATTTTCAGGGAATTCCTTAAAACTACAATTACACCATATTGTTTGGCAAGGTGACTCATATATGTCTTGAATAATCATTTCTTGCGGAGTCAAATTCACCGGAGTCCAAACTATATCACCTATCCTAAATTTACGTTCCGAGCCAAGTAAAATATATAACTGTTCTGTACGATTTAATTTAGCAAAATTATTAATTTCATTGATTAATTTATCCACAGTATTTATTCTTGTTGGTGTAGAGATAAATGTAACACTATGCATAAATTTAACAAATTCATCGTCTGTCATTCTTTGCTCTTACTTGTGATATCATTAATATACTCATCCATCTTTAACGAAATAACCTTTTCAACTTTAGCAGGCAATTCTGATTGTGATAGATATTTAGCTCCTAGCATTACATACATTGACTCTTTAGAGGGTATAATGATTGCGAATAAGCTCAATAGTAAAAATATCCAATATTTATTTAAAATCTTTAAAGCCTCCAATCGCATATCTTCATCGCCTTCTTTAGCAGCTAGATATAACAAATAAAAAGCTCCAATAAAAAATAATGATGCTAAAATCCATAGTATAGTTACTATACAACCCAAACTACCTAACAACTCTATTAAATATATTGCTAATGCTGCACTCATTATTCTTTCCTCAATATATTAACTTTCTCAGTTAAATCATTGATTTTTTCTTCTAGAGCATCAATTCTATCTAGTTTAATATTTTCTTCTAAGGATGATTGTATTGTTTTGCGCAAAGATGATATTTGCTGATTATAATACATTAAGATATCAGACGGCTTTTGTTTGGCGTCGTATTGAATGAAGTTATCACCTCCATATGCAATACCTGATAATTCTTTTAAAATATTATCCATTAATTCTTTATATCTATTATTATCCATCTATATTTATCTCCATATCAATCAAGCAACTCAGTCATCAAAAGACAATCCAATGGAAGCTGGGGATTTTCTTCACATAATTTACCTATCCTAGCCCAGTATTCTATCTGCTTCCCAATAGAACGAAACTCTGCTAATGCAACTTTTTTCGCATCATTGTAAAGCTCCTCATTGATTCTTATTGGGATACTAGCCATAAAAATTTATACCTCTTTTGTCATAAAACTGGTCTCCCGGGGTGGATTTGAACCACCGACTTCTCGGTTCCAAACCGAGCTCGCTACCAGGCTGCGCTACCGAGAGATTAATTAATATCGGCCTTTCACCGATTCGTAGCTACTAGTACTGCCAGCTATAGCAGGCTGATACTTATGGCTGTATAGCATAGCCTTTCAATATAGAGCTATAGAAATAGACCTGGTTTAATCCTCTCCCCCCATGACTGCCATAATCATCTTAACCGCACAAACTTTGAATAATCCATGGATCTGCATGGATTATTTTCTCTAAATACCTAATTTGTGCATCAATTATCCTATAATAGTTTTTTGTAGGTTTAGTGCATCTTCTGAACTAATACCAAAATCTCCCAGCCAAGATTCAAGAGTTATGACAGGATCGTCGTAATTTGGCTCGCCATCATCATCTAGCCAATATTCATCGCCATTTTCGTCACGATAGTATTCAGCACCATCGTCCATACTATATATTCCACTTTCCATCAACTATCCTTTAAAATTATCTTCTACTTTATCAATCTCTTCTAACAAACACGCACAAGAAATTGGAACCGTTGGAGATTCGCAGAAATCACACACGGCAATCAAACTACCCTTATAATTTGCTATCATAAATAAATCACACTCGCATTTTGCGCACATATATTGCTGACACATTTCAGATGATGGGAATTCGATAATCATATTCAACTTTAATCCGCCAACTTATCAATCAATTGTTCCACACGAGTCTCAAGCCGAGTCTTGTCCTCAGCATCCTTCTCACGCCAACGTCCACGAGTCTTAAGCCAAAAAATCTGAGCAGCAAGCTCATCGCCCTCAGTGGCTTTCTTGAATAGCTTATTAGCAACCATAGAATTAGCGTGAGTAACAGCAGTGTCTAGTTCAAAGCGGTAATGTTTAGCCAGTGTGTCTACGCAAATGCCAAGGTATAGAGCTATATCTTCTTGCGTAATGCCAAAAGATGTAAGCGCACATACCTTGCTGCGACTGGCGTCTGTGGGTTCATGCTTGGCTGTCATCTTTATAATCCCGATGTCAAGCGCCAGCTTGCTTATTGCTTTTCTCGCCCCGCATATCGCCACCAGCTTCTCCTGGCTCACAATATTTAGGCTGCATACGATTTTGTTCTTCGACTCGTTTGCCGTAAGAGCTTTCAACACCATTATAGTGTGTGTTGCCCTCAGCAGAATCTTTAGATGTATAGTCCTTTACTTCCATTTTCTAACCCTCCTGGTTATATATAGAATAAGGGGAAATAACGGATTAGAACCGCCGCAGGACTCTTGGTTGTACCGCCCTTTATGGTAACGTAAGTCCACATCATAATGATGCTAAGTTTTCCGCTTCTTATTAATTTCCCATTCTTAAAATAGCATAATATGAATATAAATAAAAGCAAATTAGAATTATTTAAAATATATTAAAAATATATTAATATAACTATTGCATTATAAATTATTTATGTTAATATATGTTTTGTAGATTACAGATAAATAACGAAAGGGGAAAAAAATGAATATAGAAGATTTGCAGTTAACACAAAATGCTTACGTAACTGGCTCCTTAGAGACGCCATATTACGCTGCCCATGCTTTAGATAAAGACGGCAACGAATATGAGGTTAGATGGAAAATAATATGTGATGACTTTGATAATTTAGAAGACGAATCAAATGCTTGTAATTGGGCCAAACCTTCTTCAATAACAAAATTATAAATAACTTAAAAGTGGGGAACAAGAAAATGAAATCTAAACAAGAGTTAAAATACATACTCAATAATCATCCCAAATTGCGCTGGATGGACGATAAACCAGATTATTTTTACTTTAGGGGTTATTATTCTTTGGAGCACGGAGAATATGCGCGCCCCAATTATAAAATCGTGCGATACAAAGATGGATGGGACATCAAGAGGTTTGATTATCACTATAACAATGATTCTGCGTGCAGAATCAACCAGCAGGAGAAAGCTAATATATTAAGCGAGTGCTATTACAATCAAGAAATAGAACACCCAGAAGCTGACGAAGGATATGTAAATAACAAAAGTGGAGAATAGAAAATGAAAATAGTCGCTGAAAATGACAAATACAAGGTTATGGACTGTAGAGGAACTAATTATTCTAGTAATTGGCAATTACTAGAAATCACGAAGGATTATTGTAAAGGAGAAACCATTGGAGAATATCAGTACAAAAAAGATGCAATAGAGATGTTTAATAACTTAAGCATCAAATACGGAATTAAAAAGAGGAAAAAATAGAAAATGAAATATGGGGAGCGTGGAAAATGCCAATTATTATTGTAGTTCTAGTATTTTTTGTTCTGATGGGAGCCGTAATCTTTGAAAAAGAAACAATAACTGTGAAGGCCTGCAAAGAATTAAGATGCGACTGTAAATGCAGAGACCTAAATACTGCGGGAGAAAATAGAAAATGTTAAAAAATAAATACAATATCGGCAATACAGTGTGGTTTGTAGGTGACGGTGTATATCCATTAAAAATAAAAGAAGGATTAGTATTGCAAGTGAAAGGCGTAACTCAGCGGTTAAATTGCATAAGATGCATGGATGATGTCTTTGCTGATATACATTATGTAATTTATCCGATTTCTGTGAAAGAAAACGGAGAAAAGTACTTATGTGAGGAAGACAATCATAATTTGTTTTGTGAATACGAATTATTCTTAACCAAGCAAGAAGCCATAGAATATCTACAACATCAAATTAATAAGCAACGTGCCGTTTAATAATTAAACTCAAAGGACTAATAAAATGACAGTATGGATATTAAAGCAAAAACAATACGTGGACTGGGATGACTTAACAATATTTGCAAGCAAAGTTGATGCGCTAGATGAACTTACTTGCCTGCAAATAGATTTTCCACAAGGAGAATTTATCATACAAGAAATGGAGGTAGTTAAATGACTGAGGATTTGATACTTAAAGCAAAATTAGATACTTTAGACAAAATTGAGGAGTCAATTATGTTTTGGCAAAAAGTACAGAAAGCATGGGGAGAGAGTCTACTTAAACGTAGAGTAGAAGATACAGAAATACACCACCTTAATGGTAGGCTGCGTTCTTACCAAGAAATTATTGGCATGCTAAGAGATTTAAGAAGGGAGGAAATACAAAAATGACACCAGAAGATGTAAGAAAATATTACAGAACCCCATATAATATGCAAAAAGAAACAGGATTGTGGGGAGGTAACTTGTTCAATTGGATAAGGATGGGATTTGTCCCTGCTAGTGCTCAACAGGAAATTGAACAAATTACAAAGCACGCTCTTAAAGTAGGGCGTCCATTCTCAGACCCCATAAAAACTAAGGAAGCTGCAAAAAAATCTTTGAAAAGAAAATTACTGAAATTAACTAATGCTTTCATGGATAAATATTCTCCTTGCGATGCAGTACGTGGATTTCCCAATGCTGATTACGCTTTAATAGATGTTTTAGAAGAATGCTTATTAGAGCTTAAATATGGTTAAATATATGGACGAATTAACATGCTTGCAAATAGATTTCCCAGACGAAGAGTATACTATACAAGAAATGGAGGTGGTTAAGTGAACTTAAATGATATAACGCTTTACGATCTCATGGCCGCAGACCATGATATTTGGATAACACCTAATAAAAAATTCGGATTCGATATCCAAATAGATAACGAAGACGGGGAAACAATAATTGACGACAAGGGGCTACATCCCTTTGCCGTCGAGGGTTTTGCAAATATATGTAGAAGATTCTTAAACTTTTATGAATGCGCAAACGATAAAATAGAAAAAGGAGATTTTAAAAATGATGAAAAGAATTAAATGCTTATTTAAAGGACATAAATATGTGATGAGCTATATCATAGACTATCGCAGTCATTACCCATCAAGCAATGATAGATGTCAGTGTTGCCAAAAGACAAGAAAAAATTTAATTATCTAGATGCACATTCTTTGCGACTGGGCCTTTAATGGCGGTCGCAGCATCAAATGTAACCACATCTTTTTCTTTCAAGCTCTTAAAACCATCAGAATTTATTTCTTTGTAATGAACAAAATAATCCTTGCCCTGACTCTCGATAAATCCAAAACCTTTGGAGTCATTAAACCACTTTACAATACCTTTTTGCATTTATTTGCCATCCTATGCTTAAAAATCAAATTTAACACGTCAAATTCAATCGAGATTCAATTTTCTAGTGTTACCCTATACGTTTGCCTATGGTTACAAAAATAATGCCTCTAAGAAGGAATTTAGAGGCATCAACATTTAGAAATCATTTACATAATCACACATTCCGTTATTCATCCACACTATCACAGCTGTTTCTAAGTATTCGGAATCTATGACGCCTGCCATTATATCTTCTTTGTCCTCAATGCTCAATAGCCTGCTAGAAATCAGCTTTGGAGAAACCCCAAGTTTCATCCCAATTTTAAACAGCAACTGCTGACATTGGCGCTGCGTTAGCTGCATTTCCACAGAACTCTCCTTTTAATTTTCTAAAAGCCTCTTGAAAGCCTTTAAATCCTTCTCCAGTTGCCACAGCAGCAAATACCTGTTTAGCGGCTTGAGCCTCTTCCCTGTATTGTTTCTGTTTTTCTATGTGATCCAGTTCTTCTTTGTCTCGTAGTGATTGAGAAGTGATTCCGTTGTAGCCCTGAGGGATTAGCCATTTTCCTTCGCGTACTTTCTTTAGAAAAATATTTATGCGTTTGTTCACTGATTCGAAGCTTTTGTCTTTGTTAGTTTCAAATGCGTAGTAGATACCCTGATCAACAATCTCTTCTTCGAGAAAAATCTCTCTACTGACAACGATCTGTTCTATGTGGGTTTTAACAATTTGTTTGTCAGAAAAAACAGAAACAGGGGGTTTAACAGAGTTCCCTTGTTTTTGTTTTTTCTTGAAAACCTCTTGTAAAGACTCTTGTTTATATAAGTCTGCATATTGTGCAGTACCCTCTGCACGTGGTGCAGTACCCTCTGCATATTGTGCAGTAGATGGCAAATTTTGAGCAAAGTTATCCACAGGGTCTGAATGTGGTGCAGGGTTAATTTTTTGTTCGGGTTTAAAAAACCCATAGGTCTGAGAAACACTAAATATGTTGGTTTTGCCAAATTTGAAGTTATAAATATTTGAGCGTTGGATTAAATAATGTTCGAACTCTAGTTCGTTTAGAACATCGTAAACTTTTCTTTCTGAGATTCCAGAAGAAAGCGCGAGATTTTTTACAGTTATTTCAGTTTCATCTACTTCTCTTTTGAAACTAGTTAGCTTTCTAAGTTGCCCGTAAACTTTTAGTGCGTAGGGAGATAATTTATCAAATACAATTTCATCAACTATTAAAAAACTAGTTTCTTTTGCGCGTCTGAACTTTACATTATCGTTTTGCATGTTATAATAACCTCGTTATGTATGTGCCCGTCTAAAGCACTATTAGGGATATCGACAAAGGACGGCTAATCCTTTGAAGTTGGGCATGATGCCCAAATTTATTTTTTCATATATTTATTCTCTATGTGGGTACCCACATAATTCTTATGTAGGTAGTAGTACATGATAACAACTCAGTATTATATTTCCTAGTACGGCCAACAGGTGACTATCAGAAGTCACCCACCTTGATTTAAGATTTTAATTCTTCTTTTATTTCATCAGCAAAATTAGTAAGAAATTCTGCTGCAACTGATAACTGTTCTGGACGAAAACAAAACATTCCGCCTCCTCTCTTTAAGACTTCGTCATATATTGAATTTGCCAGTTTAGTCAGTAGTTCCTCAGCTTTTTTATTAATATCCATTTAATCTCCCTCAAATGCATTACAAATTATAGTTATTACGCCAACTACAAAAGACATTCCAGCTAGGACGCATACAACAAAAGATAAATTTTCTCTCACAATGTCCGATAAATTCATTAATGAGCATAATAAACTTAACAAAAGAACAATAGAAAAAGATATTGCTGTAGTATATCTTAATGCTTTAACTGCCAATTTTCTATTTTTCATGGTTTGGCCACCTTGGGGAATAATATCCCAATTTTTTCATCTGATGATGAAAATAAATTGCCTTCATTATCTGTATATAGGCAGATAATACTTTTTCCTTTTTTGCCTTCCATTAATGTGGTAATATTAACCCATGTACCTCCGCTCTTGCCTTCCGTCTTAGTTCCATCCCCACCCTTGGAACAAACTGTATAATTACGGCCATCCTTTTCATTAAGAGAATTTCCTTCTTTGGTATGAAAATACCAAATTTCATCTCCTACTTTTAAGTCTTTAATTTCCATTTGCTGTTTTCTCCTTATGTGCATCATATTCAATAGCCTTTTCAATATCTCTTCCTAATTCAATATTTATATATCTATCAAGACACCAAGCAGTAAACATAGCTCTACTCAACAGCGGCTCTCTTTGCCTAACTATATGTCTTTGTACTGTTTGTAAAAATTTAATGCTTTTCTTAAGACTTAGCTTGGCATCTTTGATAATTTGTTCGTCCATATCAGTTTTATCCTCCGTAAATTTAAGTTTTCCCTTTGTAATTCTTTCTAGTTCAAGCTGAGATCCCCTAGGAACAAATCCCCACTTTATCCAGTTTGCAAAAGATACATTTGACATCCCGGTTTCTTTCGCAAATCTGTACCCATTTCCATAATATTTCTTAACTTCATCTGGTGTCATCTGATCCCCTTGTTTATTTTTCAAAAATATTAAAAATATATTAAAATATTACTTGCAATAAATCAATAGGTATTATATTATATATTTACGTCAATGCCGACGCTAACTTAAAATTTAAAAGGTAATAAAATGCAAGAATATGAAGATACAACTGAAAGAATGCATATATTAGAAGAAAGTATTAACGAACTTAGGCAGATAAATAGGAATATTGCTAAACTTTCCTTAAGAAAGGAAGCTCTAACAAATGTAATTGTTGGTGCATTTGGCCATGAAAAAGATGGTCAAAAAACTTATGAGCATGGAATGTGGAAGATAGAAATTAGAACCCCTTTTATTTACTCATTAAATAAAAAGCTATATGAATCTGGTGAATTTAAATTGCCTACCAAATTTAATCCAATTAAAGAATCTGTATCTTATTCGATTGATAAAAGACTGTGCGAAGAGTATTTATTAAATTCTCCTGAAAAAGTAAGAAATTCCTTGGTTTCTCTTATTGAGAAAAAGCCAGGTAAAGTGTCTATTGCTATTAAGGAGAATGTGTAATGTCTAATACAGTACTAGTAATTGGTCAGTCCGGCAGCGGAAAATCTACTTCTTTAAGAAATCTAGACCCTAAAAGTACATTTATCATTAATGTACTTGATAAACCATTGCCATTTAGAGGATTTAAAAAGAATTACTATCCCATTCAGTCCATCAAAGATGAAAATGGTAACCGTACAGGAGAAACCACAGGTAATTATTTTGCCTCAGATAATTGGGAAGATGTAATTAAGACTATAAATTTTGTTAATTTAAAACGCTTAGATATGACTACTTTAATTATTGATGACTGGCAATATATTTTAGCATATGAATTTATGCGCAGAGCTAGCGAAAAAGGATACGATAAATTTTCCGAGCTTGCTAACCATGGATGGGCAACAATAGATAATTGCCTGCGTACAAGATCAGACCTAACTTGTTTTATTTTGGCACACAGTGATACGGACATGAATGGCAAGTCAAAGTGCAAGACCATCGGTAAAATGTTGGATGAAAAAATATCCATAGAAGGACTTTTTACAACTGTGTTGCATTCTAGATTTGTTGATGGGGAATATATATTCCAAACTCAAAATGACGGCGACTTTTTAGCTAAGTCACCCATGGGCATGTTTGATGATTTGCTTATTCCAAATGATTTAGTAGAGGTTAAGGGAGCTGTTGAAAATTACTTTAATGAAGGGGCTTAAAATGAGTTTTTGGGAATCAGAAATAGGTGAAATAACAGGAAATGCTAATGATGCTTTTGTTAAGAGCTTCACGCAAATACCAGACGGTACAATGGCTTTAGCTAAAATTGATTCGTTTTTGAATGGAGAGTATCAAGGATTTAAATATCTAGTTATTGAGTGGTTATTAATAGATGGCGACTTTAAAGGTCAAAAAGTACAGCAGAAACTTAAAGTATATGGTGGTAATAGCTACGATAAGGATTCGGCTAAAACTAAACATCGCGCTTTAAATATGTTTAAGCTTTTGTACGAACTCTTTGCTATTAAGCCAAAACATTCAAATGACCCAACTGACCAAGACTTGTCCTCATTTGGAGGGAAGATAGCTGGTATTAAAATAAGAGAAACTCCTGACGGAAAGTATAATTGGATATCTGAAGTTCATCCTTCCAAAGGATTTAAATGTGAAACTGGCATTAGCTTAATAGTACATAAGAAGAATTCATTTAATGAAGATATGCCATTTTCTAATAATGGAGACCCAGGAGCTATTGCTGATGATATACCTTGGTAAATTTATAAATTAAAAAAGTTTTGACAATAGCATCGTGGACAGTGACACGACAAGTAGCAACATAAGAACCTACAAGCCCCTAGAAGGCAAGCGGGTGCAATTCCTGCCTATTGTCACCTCTATTGAGGAATAGATAAATGCAAAAAAATATATTAACAAAACAAATAGAAATATATCAGCAAAATATCCAAGATGCCCCTAGGGATTATATAGGGGCATCTAGTATAGGTGCAGATTGTTGGCGTCAAATTTGGTATGAATTTAAGGGGGAGAAATCCACAAGTGTAATTCCGCAAACTAGACGCACGTGGGATATTGGGAGGCATCTTGAGGGGCTTGTAATAGAATGGTTGACAAAATCAGGATTAGAAATTTCAACTGCACCATGGAGTTTGCAATCATCAGAAATAAGTATATTCAAAGGGCATATAGATGCTCTTTTGATAGATAAAGAAAAAAAAGTAATTGTGGAAATCAAGACCGCTAAATATTCTAGCTTTAATAATTTTGTAGCTAAAGGATTAAAGCTATGGAGTCCGCAATATTATGCTCAGGTTCAATCTTATATGGGCATGAGTGGTATATTTAGTGCATATATAGTTGTACTAAATAAGGATAATAGTGATATTTCTGATGAAAAAGTAGAATTTGACCATGTTTTTTATAAAACATTGGAACAAAAAGCTAAAGAAATTTCTGAGGCTATAACTCCTCCTCCTAGGATTAATAGCTCTCCTTTTTGGTATCAATGTAAGATGTGCAAATATCATGGGGTATGTCACGTATGAAATTTGAAGAAATTCTAGCTGCTTTGCGTGAAGTAGCAAAAATATGTGTGATAGATGGGAGGTTGTGAAATAATGAGAGATAGGCATATTTATTATTTTTTAAATGAAGATAGAGCTTACAGGAAATGTTCACCGTCAGAATGTTTTAAACAAATGCATAAAATGAATATAAACGATACTAAGCATGTTGCTAGCGATACCATAAAAGGTTATTACGTATCGACAGTATGGCTTGGGATAGATCATAACCATTGTGGAATATTAAGCGACCTACCTCTTCTTTTTGAGAGCATGATATTTATTGAAGGAGATACTAATTGGCATGATAAATTTATGCGTCGTTATAGTTCGTGGGAAGATGCCGAAAAAGGACATAAAATAATATGTGACTTGATTTTACAAAGAGGTAATGAGGATGCAGAGGGGTTTATAAAATTACTAGAAGGCTCAATAGAAAATGAAATTCCTTAGGCCTTATCAACAGCAAGCTATTAGAGTATGAATAAAAAAATAAGGGGCATCATAATGAGTTTTAAGATTGGCGATAAAGTGCAATTTAAAGGGAAGCCGGTGCTTTTAGGATATGTGTCGGATGTTTACAAGGGTCAATTATTTTTATTAGAAGATTTTGAGGTAAGTATCCATCAAGGCAATGGCGTGCATCTTAAGGTTTTTGCTAGCGAAATAGAACACTATAATGAAAACTCTTAGACCATATCAACAAGAAGCTATTAAAGAATGCTGGGAATCATTAAATAAAAATAATCACCCAGTATTACTTATGGCAAGCGTAGGTGCAGGCAAAAGCCTAATGATTGCTCATATACTTCTAAAAATGCAATTAGCTGACAAGCGCACCTTATGTCTTGTAAATAATTCTGAGTTGATACGCAATAATCATGCCGCTTATGTAGAAGTGGGCGGAAAGGCATCAATATATTGCGCTTCTTTGGGGATTAAAGATGTATCTAGCAATATAATATTTGGATCTCCGCAGTCAGTCTTAAATGGCATCAATAGAAACGAAAGCATCGCTGATATTAAATTTAACCTCATAATTGTCGATGAGGCGCATACTATTAACTTTAACAACGAAAAATCATGCTTTGTGAGGATACTTCGACATTATAAGCACCAATATCCAGATATGCGCTTGCTTGGAGCCACAGGCACTAATTTCCGGTTTAAAGGAACTCCAATTGTTGGGGGTAATGCTTTGTTCAAAACTCAAATTGGCAACATTACTACAGAATGGCTTATAGAAAATAATTACCTAATAAAGCCAGAGTTCGAAGTTGATAAAAACTTACTGCTAGATTTTTCCAAAGTTAAGATTAAATCAAATGGTATGTTTGATCAAAAACAATTAGAGGATGTAGTTTCTAAAAGCTCGAGGTTAACGGAACTTATATGCAAGCAAATAATACACATAATGGAATCTCAAAATAGATTTGGAATCTTTATTTTTGCTACTACTAAAAAACATGCTTATGAAATTTTGGGGCACTTACCCCCCGATGAATCGGCAATAATTCTAGGAGAAACACTCCCTGAAGACAGAACGAGGATATTGAACAATGCGCGTTCGGGATTTATTAAATACTTGGTTAACATTGCTATTATTAGCGTTGGCGTTGACGTTCCTGCCTTCGACACGCTCGCTTATCTTCGGCCCACTGAAAGTCTTGTTCTTCTTATACAAACAATGGGACGAGTCCTTAGATTATCACCACTCACAGGCAAATATGGAAGTCTCGTACTCGACTTCGCAGGAAACATCGAGCGACATCAAGACTGGGATAATCCCATTTTACTTGAGGCCATTAAAAAGGGATTAGATAAAGATAAGCCACTTGTTATTTTATGTCCTGCATGTAATCAAATGAATGCTGATACAGCTAGGCGATGCGTAGGTAAGGTGGAGGATAAGCGTTGTGCATACTATTTTGAGTTTAAAGAATGTCAAAATAGTATAAATGGTATTGTTTGTAATGCAAAAAATGATATTGTAGCTAGAGAGTGTCATGCTTGTAAAAGCGAATTAATAGACCCAAATGCTAAGCTTTCTTTAATGAAAGCTCCCACTAATGTTCAAGAGGTAACAGTATTAGAGGCCAAATATGGAATATCAGGAACAAGGACGCATTTCAGAATTAATTGCGCTTATAGATGCGCAGATAAAAATGGACGTGTTGGCTCTATATTTGAGTATTACTCTCCGGTTTCAGAAAAAGCACAGAGAGTATTTTATGGTCAATTCGTTAAGAAACATCTTAAAAATTCCAGCAAATGGTATCCGCACTTATATAAACGAAATAAGGTGGAAGAAATGTTACAAGAAGTTGAAACCCCTGCTAGATTATTGATTTCGCTTGAGGGCAAAGGGGTTAAGATTAAGAAGAAATATTTTTATTTATGAATATAGGATTGAAGTTGATGAATAATTTAAATGCAGAAGACACCAATTATAATAATTGGATGCTACTTTTAAATCAAAAAACCAGAATTTGCGCACACACAAAAGAAATAGTTGAGCTGGATATGCTTGATAATAAGCCAAGAGCTTTAGTTATAAAGTGTGCCAAATGCAGAGCATGTTGGTCTTTGGATGGGTATAGTCACAATGAGGCATGATCATGAATAATGTAAAGGTGATTGAATGAATGATGAATTCAGCATGAGAAGATTGCGCGAAGAAATTATTTTTAGCACAAAGCAATTCCAAAAATATGCAAAAATGCAACATCTCGATAGAAATAATTATGTTGTAACGGTTTTGGAGGAATTGTTAATTGAGGCTAAAAAATGGCAGCTTTACCATTCAGAGCTTGATGAGAAGTTATCGAATGAATGATTTCACTAAAGAAGAATTAAATCATATGGCTGATGGATTAGCATGCATACTTAATATATGCACAATAAATACTCCCGAGCTTGAAGACGAATTAATTAATCTTGGTGAAAAAATAGAATCCATGATTGATAATTATCCTAAATGTGACCACAGAACTAACAGGCCAGCATTTTATGAAAATGGCATTGAATATCTCTGGTGTAAATATTGCGATTCTAAATATAGATTGATTATGAAAAATGGGGAATGTATAGGGTATGAATGATTTCACTAAAGAAGAGCTATTTGACTTGCAATCTTGCGTCATGTTCTGGGGTATTAATGGCAATAAAAATAAGCAATATTTAAATGATAAAATCCAATCCATGAGGGACAACTATTGTGAGCATGAGGCATTCATGCAATGTCATGAATGCGGAAGTTTTATTTGTAAACATTGTAAGAAGATATATCCAGATGACAATCAGTGAAAAACCACCGCTTGGCCTCCAACCAAGACATTTTTGGTTAAAAAATCGTATTAGGGATTGTATACTTGCATTGCAAAGGATTGAGGAGACTGAGGATTGGAATTTATATCTTAAGCAATCCCTTAATTTTGCAAATGAAATAAAATATGCAGCAGAAGAATGGGAGAAATATTATAATGATAATCAGTGAAAATGATATAGATGCTGCTAAATGGTTTGCCATTGGAGCTCATGGTCAGCAAAAAAGAAAATATACCTACGAGCCTTATTGGACACACCTGCAAGAAGTAGTTTCTATCCTTAGAGAGAATGCTGTATGCACAACTGAAATGTTGCAGTCAGCTTGGCTGCATGATGTTGTAGAAGACACCCAGTTTAGTATTTTCGATATCAAAGAATTTTTTGGTAAAGTCGTAGCAGAATATGTGAGTGCTTTAACGGAGCCTGCAGGTCATAATCGATCTGCACGCAAATCCCATTATCTTGATCAACTATGTTCAGCTAGTCCTGAGGTGCAAACTATAAAGTATGCAGATTTAATAAGCAATACATCTTCCATTGTTGAGCATGACCCAGATTTTGCAAAATTATATTTAAAAGAAAAGAGGACTTTACTTGAAGTAATGTTTAAAGGTGATCCCATATTACATAAGATGGCATGTCAATTAGCGGAGCGCATATGATAATCAGCGAAAAACAAATCATGCAGTTGATAGCCATTGCAAATTCTTATGTAACTATATGTTTCAGATTAGGAGCATATGAAAGAGAAATGCAAGATGTACAGGAATTGCTGGTTTCTATTAATGACCAACAATCCGAAGAATTAATAGAGGTTAAATAATGGAAGAAGATAAAAAATATTGTGTATGGACAGCAGAAATATTTGACATGCTAAAGAAATTTTTTGATATTAAAAGGATAGGCTAATGATTACTAGAGAAGAACTTATCGCCAATGAAAGTAACTGGCACAATATGAATGGGCTAAAGCCAGAGGTTTTTGATGAAATTAATAAAATTAGCAATTTATTTTATTTAAAAATAAAAGATTCTGATAGAATATATTTTGGCATATATAGTCCTGAATATAGATCATTTAACTGTCACGAGATGGGAACCCATAAACCAATTAAAATTCGAAGAGAAGATATATCTCACTTTATTTCATTGCCTGCCTTAAACTTTAATTTTGAAATAGTTTAATTAAAGGTAATTGAATGCAAATAAGCATTGCCAAAGAAAAGTCAGGGAATGAACTAACAGTAAAATTCACATTATCCTCTGGAGATTTTATAATTTTTAAAGCTGAAGAGAATATAGATAACAATTTTTTCTTTGAAATGAAATGTAATATCGATGATATCTCAATAAGGAATTGGCTTAATTGTAATATAAAACCAACAGAAAGATAACTATGATAATTAAAGTAAAAGGTAATTGAATGACAATTGAAATTACAACTAAAATAAATTGCGATTGCTGCGAAAAGGAAATAAAAGACAAAAGAGATATTAAATTTACTTTTTCAAGCGTAATTGCCGATATATTACTTGAAGCTCATTTTTGCACATGGCAATGTATGAAAAAATATGTAAATGAAAATTTTCCTAAGGAAAATTAAGACTTAAAATATGGCAATTCAGCGGTATCTCACCGCTTGTTCGGAGTTGCACCGACTTTGTTATCGAAAATAATCAGCTAGCCTACTAAGTTTCCACGCGCTCGCAGCGTCCACGGCTCTACTCTGAGCTTCTAAATTGCCGTTATCTAAGTGTGGCATAAATCTAAAATATTAGCAATAATACTTTAAGTCTGATTATCTTAATAATCAGACTTAAAGTATAAATACTATATAAATCCATACAATAAATATGGCAATTATGCAAAATGATATTAAATCAATCAATTTATCTTTGTTCATATTTTGACCTACAAATTGTATATATTAAACACATAAATATGGTATATTATTAATACTTTTAGAATAAATAGGTTCCAAATATAGCAAGATCATTCTTTTCGCCGCTTCAAATCCCCATGCGAATCCAAATTCATAATTTCTTCGAATTTTTCTTTCTGCAAATTCTTGTTGTTCTTTTGTTGGTTTATTTTTTCCTATTTTTAACTCTATCCAGAGACCAGCTTTCCCATTTACCGGAATAGCCAAAAAAAAATCAGGAACACCTTTTTTGACGCCCATGCGTTTTAATAATCTTCCTTGTTGAATTGAGCATTTTCTTTCATTAGCAAAATGATGAAAATCTTCTGCAAGTTCTGGGAACTCATAATGAAACCAATTTATTAAATTTATATGATCTATTTGTTCTGGAGTAAGGGGCATTATTTGCCTTCTCTAATCATTAAAGCTATATCTTTCGCCCGGTCGCCTACTTGTTTAGCCCATGAACTATTTACGGCCTCGTAAGCTGCGATAACATAATTTTTATCTCGCAAGGCATCTATCATCTTTTTAAATAAGCAAACTCTTTCAATTCCAAGGTTGAATGTCATATTTATGAGGGCTTTCTGGACTCCATCAGGTTGAATATTAAACCATTTATATCTTTTTAAATCGTTTATGGTATCACGATAATCATTTTCGAACATTAATTCAGCTTCATCTAAATTAATGCCTCCCCCAAGAAATCTACCCCATCCAATGGTTAAGTTGCCTAATACATCAGAATAAGGGATAAGTTTTAATTCTTCATTTTTTTTAATCCAAAGTTTCAATTCTTCTTCTGTCATTGCAAAGTCCTTTGCAAAAAGGGTGCCTACAGCACCCTCGTAATTAAGCTGCCTGTATTCTATATCTAATATATAAAACCATAGCAGAATTCCCAGTAGCATATGCAGCATTATTATTAGAAAGATATACGGCTGTATTGACCACGGATGTTCTATTGGCAACCACCGCATTAGCTCCTCCGGCAATTAATATGCAAGTATCAGCGGTTAAGCCGTTTATTGTAGCGTTATCAATTCTTGCAGAGGCTTTGGGGCCAGCGCCATGATTAGCATTACCATATTGAGCTGCCGTATCTCCTCCTCCTGTGAATTGAGTTCCGCCGTAGAAGAAGTCAGTAAATATATCGTCTATTAAAATAACATTTCCTGGGCCAGGAGAATCTATCAATAAAAATGGCGTAGTATACATATCTTGTATATCTGTTGCTGTTAATGACACAGGTATTAATTTTGAGACATCAGATTTAAGGTTGCTGTAATCTACGACATTATTACCAAGGGTTGCAACTCCAGCGTTATTCAAAGTAAAGGCGCCTGATGCTGCGACTGGAGTGGCAATGTTTGATGCATTACCCACAAATATTTCTGCGGATGGCAAGGTATTAGAAAGATTGCCATTATCTGCTAAAGAAACAAATGATTGCGTACTTTCATCAAAAGTGAAAAATCCTATTTGTGCAGGAGAATAAAATATTAAAATTAAATCTGTAATTTCTCCTAAATCATTTCTTTCCCATTGCCATACACCATTATTTAGAAATTCTATGTTATTTTTTTCGTTTGCAAAATAATCAGTTGTAGTGATAGTTGCCAGATCGGCTGTTGTTTGGATACCAACAAAATTTGGGCTAAGATTGAATTCTCTCTTAATACTAGTGATAGTAGATGTTTGTGTCATTTTAATTATCTCCCTATAATTTATTGACTAATTAATTATCTTAATTTTCTGCGTCTTATCCTGTCCATATCATCAACACCTAGGTAACCTACTCCCTCAGCATAAGCATCAGTACGCTCATAATTTCCAGATTTTTTGGCATTTTCGATACACTCATCATGACTGTATCGCTTAGGTCTATCTTCTCCATCCGTATCATTACGTCTAATTTTAGGTTCTTCATAAGCCATGATTAGCCTCCTTAGTAACCACAATCTTTAGTTTTCTTCTCCATCTTGCGTTTTTTCCCATCTTCCTTTCTTTCAGATTTCTTTTCTTTATCTTTACTTTCCTTTTTCATTTTCCTCTCCCATTTTAGATTCAATCCATTTGATCACACTAAGAGCAAGAACTTTTATTTCCTTTAAAAAGAAAGCTTGAAGCTGGGGTTCATGTGAAGCTAGCTCCTGTTCAAGCGTCTTTAAAAGATGATTATTAAAAAAAGATGACAATAGACTCATTTTATTTTCTCCCTTTTTTATCTGAGGCTTTAATATCTTCAGCCTCGGATTTCTCTTCTGCAACTTCTTTTTGCAAGTTTTTATTTTCCTCTGCTATCAAAAAAGATATTTCATTATTATGACCTTCCAACATATGAAAATAAACTTTGCTACTATCTAATTGTTCTTGCAAAGAAGAAATATTTTGTTTGGTTTTTAATAATGCTTCTTGCAATACTCTAGCTCTCTCATGTAAAATTGCATTCATTTGTAATGTTCCTTAAAAATTTGTTAAATTGACATACATATTTGCCCGATAATGCTAGCACTTATAGTACCTGATGTACTTAATTTAGCATAGTAATTAGCTGGTAAATAAATGCTAATTGGCACGATACTTAGTGCGGCCAATGTTATCCCTGAGACAATAGTTTGTTGGTCGGGACTATCATTATTACCAACCCCCAATAAAATGTTACCAACCAGGGCAGAAGTTACAGATAAGTAAACTGTAAGCATTACATCATAGCCCAAAGTATTTTGATAAGCTGTTCCCAGACTTAAAGTAGAGGCTGAAGAAGCTGGCGGATTCGTAATTAAAGTTGTTATGATTATGGGGCTCAATGGAATCAAATTTATATTTGATAATTCATCTACTTCTATTTGCAATTCTACTACACCCTGGTCAGTTGTTGTAACCTCCGCTATTTGGCCGGCTTGGAATATAGGTTCTTGACTAAAAAATCCCGTAGCTGATAATGTTTGACCATTTAAATATCCTATACCCGTAACCTCAGCAAGTGTGTCTGATGTATTGATATAAATCAATACCTGGTATATTAGGACTTGACTCAACATTGTATAGTAATGTTGTAGAGCATGATGCATATGCACTTATAAATGACATTTTGCTTCCTTATATTAATTATTGAAAATAAGCCCATACATATATAGCGCCGTTGCCTCCTGCGCCTCCTGCTGCTCCTCCGGTGCCAGCGGTGCCAGCGGTGCCACCTGCTGCGACGGAATATGAATAAGAACTAACCGGACTGCTCACAATTACATCAACAAATCCGCCAGCTGACCCAGCTGCTGCCCCCGCCACTGCCGCACTACCACCACCTCCTCCTCCTCCAGAGCCGCTATTAGAGGCGGCAGCAGTTCCTGGAGTGGGAGTTCCTTGGCCTCCAGTGCCTGCGCCAACAATAGCACTTTGACCTCCATTACCACCACTTCCCGACGCCGAAAGAGATCCCTGAGCACCTCTAGAGCCTGTAACTTGCATTCCTACTGCCGGAGCGCCGATTATTCCTGATCCCGGAGTTCCACCATTAATTGCCCCTCCCTGGCAAGATAAAAATGCCCCAAAAGTGCTCACTCCGCCAGCGGTAGCAGCACCGGGACTTGTCCCGCTACCGGAACCACCAGCACCTCCTCCGATCATTATAATGCGTATATATAATGTACCTGCAGGAGTGGTGTAAGTGCCTGAACCACTAGTAAATGCCTGGAAATTTGGAGCAGTATATGTGGGTGCCGCCCAGGTTCCATCTCCGCGCCAGAATGTACTTGAACTAGCGCTTGTACCACTATTGAGATTGGTAACCGGAAGATTTCCAGTTACGCCAGTAGTTAATGGCAGCCCAGTGCAGTTAGTTAAAACGCCAGCACTTGGCGTACCAAGATTTGGCGTGCTAGTAAATGATGGTAATAAAGTAGAGCCAAGTGACTGTAATAATTGACCCGAGGTACCTGCGGGTATTTGTTGTAATGGCCCCGTAAATGTGGCTCCGCCTGCTAAAAGAGTATTGGTGACAAATGTGGTTAACCCTGTACCTCCATGTGCTGCATTTAGAGTGCCTGCAATGTTGAGTGTAGATGTAGCGCCCGAGGTTGTTAATCCAGTTATGCCGCCAGAAATTGTTACGGCTCCCGCAGAAGGTGTTGCAGAGCCTGAATCGCCTGTTATGGTAGTGATAGCACCTGAAGCACTTACAGCCTGCCAAGAGGGCGGAGCACCAGAATTGGCAGTAAGAACAAAGCCTGGAGTGCCACTATTAGCTAGCCAGGAAGGCACTCCAGTATTGCTTGAAATCAATACTCCATTATTGCCCGCAGTTAATGCAGACATGGTATTGGCTGCAGAAGCATATAATAATGTGTTAATGGCATTGGTAGCTGGATAGGTGCTAGTTGACCATGTAGGCGCAGCACTTGAGCCGGACTGCAACATTTGACCCGCTGTAGCAGTACCAGCCAGCACAGCCAACGCGGAAGAAGTACTGTATACTATACCTCCATTCGAAGCCGTTAAACTAGCATTCGTACCACCCCTTGCTAATCCTAATTGTCCCGTCCATCCTAAGGTCAATGATGCGGCACGTAATAGAGCTGTACTGGGGCTTCCTCCGAGACTAACAGTTACATTGATATCATCTGTTTTTGTAAGGGCAGCTCCCGTGATATCTCCCCCTGAGATTGTTGCCCACGCTGGGGCTGCTGATATCGCTCCGTTACCAGTTTGGGATAAATATTGTTTTGCTGTAGTTGTATTGCCAGCTAGTTTTGATAATGTATTTGCCGCACTAGCATATAATGTATCTCCCAATACATAGGTTGATTGACCAGTACCCCCATTTGCTGCGGTCAAAGGAGAGCTAAGAGTTAATCCTGCAAAGGTAGGGGATGATAAAGAATCTATATTCTGTGGTAATGTTAATATTATAGCCCCCGTTATCGGACTCCCGAAAGTTCCATTAACGAATACTTGTTGCGCGGTTCCCGCAGCACTTGTAACTGTATTCGTTACGTCTGAGAGCCATGCTACTGTCCCGCTTGAATCTTGCCAGGTAGCAGTTACAGTATTAGCGGTATTAGAGAATGAAAATAATGTATGATGCTGATAACCTGTACCTGTATACCATGAAATAGCACTTGAAGATGCTAAAGTGCTAAAGGCAATTTGGCCTGCATTTTTACTCGTTAAATTAAGTTGTATGTCCGTACCTGAGCCATCTACTGTAACCATAGATGGAGTTGTAGAGTTGCCATTTCTAAGTACTAACCAATCTGTAGCTGTAATACCTATGGTATTAAATTGCACTATATTAAAATTATTAATATCTTTAACGCCAGCAGGGGCTGCTAGATAACCACTCATGCCTGGCCCATAATAATCGGTATCTACTAGAGCAATTGCGGGAGTAGATACCCCGAGTGATACGGTCTGTTTTAATATGCCGCTTGTTAGGGCGCCAAGATTAAAAGCATCGGGAAGACTAAGGGAGGCCGTGTAGGTTACAAATGGCCCTGTTGTAGAAGTATTTTCCTGCAACTGTGTCCATTGTCCCAAAACGGCGTCGTAATATTCGTACAATTGTACGTCTGTATTAAAGCGCAAACGATAATTAATAATACTGGACGGCGCGGGTCTCTCGGCTGTAGTACCTGGTGGCAAGAAAGTCCAAGGATTGTTAAAAAGTACATTCCCCCCTCCTAGTAGTCCTGGAAATTTAGTATTATTATTTATATCTCCGCCATCAGTCATTTGACTGAATTTTATCGTCTCTATAGCCATCACTAATCCTTGTGAATTGATTGAGATTTATTAGCTTTGTATTTGTCTTAATGAAACTCCCATATATACTCCAGCTGAATCTGAGGTAATAAATGAGAGGATGTCTCCCCCTTTTGCATATCTTTTCATGGGCTTGAATTCATTATATTGCACTGTACTTTGCGAACCTCCAGCTGGTAATATAGCGGTTCCATTTTTATTCACAAAAACACTTGCATTTGATGGATATTCAAATAAAGCTTGAAATTGTTGCGTACTTGTTCCTGGAATTGTCCAAGATTGAGGTGTATTAGCAACTAAATTAAGAGATAAGCATGTGTCGCTAAAAGGCATAGTCTCGTTATAATTATTATTCCATTGTGTAGTCATTCTAATCTCCCGTTATTCAAACCTGATTAATTTTCTTGCTAATTTTGTAGGTTGTACTATAGAAAATGGTGTTGATGTTCCTCCTCCAACTCCAGTCAATCTATTAATATCTCCATTGGCATTAATTAATGTTGATCCTCCTCCGCCTAAGAAAGTTGATCCTGGAAATGCATAAACATGCTGATGAGGCGGCAAATTTGCTTCTATAAGTGTAACTTTGTCGCTGCCACCAGATGAACCCACTCCAGAACTCGGTAAAAGATTGCCAAACGCACCCGCAAGTACATTGCCGCTTAACATTGGAGTATTAAAAGTAGTTGAGCCATTCCCATTATTGGTTGAGAAAAATGTTATAGGATGTGCGCCATTAGCGATAGCGGCTAAATTCATAGTAATTACATTGCCTACTATATTGGCAATTACACTTCCTGCTTGAATTCCTGTGCCTTCCAGGGGCAATCCTATGCTATAAATTAATCCTGATGCTACTGTGAAGGTAGTCAATCCAGATGTTAAAGTCACAGTCTCTACATTTGTCAATGCATCAAATAATAATGCATATTGAGTTCTGCTAATTTCTGTACCTAAACAATCAAGATAATGGTCGACTGAACTTTTAAATCCAAAATAATCTATAACTGTACCAACTGGCACTATAGGATATGCAGTATTATAAGTGTGATCTGTTTGCCTATTGATTGAATCTTGGGTAAAGGATGGCTCTACAGGTTCATCTTCTACTATTATTTGTATGCTAGTAACATAAACTACGGCATTGCTTGGTAAAGACAATTTATAATCTATATATGCCGCAGGTGGTACATCAGGATTTGTTGATGCTCCAAGCTGCGCATGACCTGTATATTCTACAAATGAATTATTAATTAATTGTGGTGGCAATATCTGACCAAGAGTAGAATCATTAGAGTCAACCAAAGTGGCGCTAATATTTACATTTAATCCTTGTACTCTTGCGGTAATAGCAGTAGATACAATCTTATTAGCCCATAACATACCATTTTGTTGAAATCTTTGTCTCAAAAAAACTGAATCTTCAGTCCATCCTGTTAAAGAAATTTCTAGTGCATAAGGTGCATTACTGGGGTTTGGATTGGTATTATTTAAAGGAACTTGAGTCAATGTAACTGTTCCTGTTCCTGCTAACTCTAAAAACCATCCTGGAGCAATATTAATTGGATCTGGATCTGTACCCGAAAAGGTATAAGGTGAATTAAAATTAATTAATGCAAATTGAGGATTAGTAATTTGATTTTCAGTTGCAAAAGTTGCCGTATCTATAGGACTTGTGCCACTAGATTCAGGAACATAATCTTCAACTAAGTATATGAGTGGATCTTCCTGAGTTGGAACTCCTAGACCAATATGTTGACGAAATTCCAATCTATAAACTAAACCTGGAGCAAAAAATTTATCAATTGGCAGTGTTCCATTGCCTAAAAATTGAACTGGATTAGATAAAGGAATAGATAAATTAGCATCTTCATAAATAGTTTCTGGAGCATAAGGTATTTGATTTTGCAATACCCACATCCAATATGTGTCATCAAATTGCTTGCCAGCTAGGTCTACTAAAGACCAAATCGGATTGCTTCCTCTTATTCCTAATGTTGACATAATAATATCCTTATTTTTTATGTTTTCTTTTCCCTTCCCCTGCCTCGCTATATGCTATGGCTACCGCCTGTTTTTGTGGTTTCCCGGCATCCATCTCACGGCGTACATTTTCAGAAAATCCTGCTCTAGTTTTAGCTTTTTTACCCTTTACTAGTGGCATTTTTTTGCTCCTTGTCTTATAATGCAATTTTTAGGAGATAAAAATTGACTTTATACATATGCTTGGGACTTTTCGTTTTTACAGTTTTTTGCTGGTGGCTAGCCCATTAATGATTGCCGCCAGTTATTTCAATATTTAATGGCTTCTTTTGTTGCTGGCCTGCGCCTTGTCCAATACCCCGACTTAAAACCATTGCTATAGAAGCCAATTTTAATTGCTTATTAGATATTTTGCTTAAACTTTCCATTTGTTTTAGCCAATTTTTACTAGTAATAAATTTAATAGCTTCTACATCATGCTTTCCGCCTGTGAAAGCGTGTTCTAATAGGTTTTCTAAAAATGCGCCAGAGCTTCTAGATTGATTCATCCCACGCTCTTCTGTGCCTTTTGCTGTTTTTATCGTTGGTGGCCCCATTAAATCTTTAAATAGTAATCTCATGGCTTTCAGATTTTCTTGAGCTTCTGGGGCATTTTTAAGATGCCCCATTAGTTCATCGAATTTTTTTTGAGAAGCCAGCGCTCTGTAAAAATTAGTTCCATTAATTTCTTTCTGATCAAATACCTTTTCAAGTCCTTTGCGAACTATTTTGCGCTCATAAAGAGATCTGGCTTCTTTATATTCAGGAAAGGCTTCATCCATTTGATTGCGCATATTCGTACGCACTTCTGACATAATACGAGCCTCATTATTATTGCCAGAACGCTCTGCTTTACTTATCATGTCATCCAAAGCACGTTTAACGTGATCCCAGTAAACCAGACTAGTAGCTTGTGGATCATTTTGCCCAGGCTCAAGTTTAACATTTTTGGGCATTAACTCTTTTAGGCTTTCTTTATAGGCTGGTGTTTTTTCAACAATATGTTTAGCTTCATTAATAATTTCATTATTTTTAAATTGTAATGGAAATTCTGTAGGTAAATTAACCTCATTTAATGCTTGATATGCTTCCTTAACTTTACTATCCATCTTGGAAGGTGAATAGATTTGATTAAGTACAACCTGAATAGCATCTTTCTCAGTTTGTTGTCTCTGCCTTCCTTTTTCATAAAGCATTCTACTGCCTTCTTCAGTTCTCCCTAACGCACCTTGTCTCTTAGCAGCCCAGGGACTTACTCCAGCTTCAGCCGGAGTGAGGTAAGATAGACCTAATTTTTTGGCAGCTTTTAATCTTTGATTCGCTATAAAAGGATCTACTCCTTCTGTAAGCTTTTCCATGCGTTCTTTTGGTGAAGTTAAGCCCCTGCTAGCCAGCGCCCCCGACAGAACGGCTGCTAAATCAGCCCCTGTCTCTCCAAAACCTACAGTTTTTGCACCTTCCCTCCCTAATAAGGCGGCAAGACCACCAGCTCCAACTTTAGCAGCAGTACGAATTTTCTTGCTTGGGCTTTTAATTAATTCAGAAAGAACGCTAAATGGAGCGACTACGGCTCCAGTTTCAGTCGCTGCTTTTAATGAGTCTTGAGGGGCTTGAACAGCACTATATAATGCCTGTGGAATGGCTTCCGAGACTGCTTTAGTTAAATATTCTCCCGCCTTCGGGATTTTATCTAAGGCCTGCCCAGCTTTTCCAAGACCTATTCCAGGAATAGCTAAAGATGGCCCATATTGACCTACAAATTGAAGTAACTTATCTGCTGCCTCTGGATGCTCAATGCCTAAGGCCTCTTCAAAATTAAATTCGCTAGGTGAAAGCTCGGGGATATAACCCCCGCTTATTTTGTGAGGTAAATTTGCAAACTCACGACCCATATTTAATATACCAATTGCTGGGTCTTTAACACCATATCGAATAAATTTTTGCAATAGATTATCTTTGGGAGCAGATGTTTTTTGACGTCGTGCTAATTCTCTCCTAGCTAATTCAGCCCTAGCTTGCGTAGGAGTCATTATTCTCCTCCTGCAATTTTCATAAGCTCTTCATTTGACATATGCGAAAAATCTTCTAATTTTCCTGTATTAACTTTTCTAGTTTTTAATAATGATTCAGATTTTTCACGCCTTAAAATTAAATCTTTTTTCAAATCTTTTAGTCTTTCAATATATGCATCATCACCCTCATTAGTAGCGCGGCGTATTTGTTGCTCTACTAAATCAATAGACGCCTGTACCTTAGGCAAAGATTGAGCGGCAACAAGCGTATCAATCATTCCGCTTGTTTTAGCATTATAAGCCGCTTTTTTTGATGGACTAAAATCAAATCTACCATAAATTTTTTCTGGACTATTAATTAATTCATCTAGCATAGGTAATACTGTATTAATGCCCTGAAGAGCTTGTTGGTTCTGGGTCAATACAGTATTAGTTGGTACATCTCCGCCTTTATTTTGTTTTTTTATATTTTCTTTTTGTTGAAATAAATCAAGAGCAGCTTGCTGTCTTTCTTCAGGAGTTTCTTTATCCAAGTCAATTCCATACATACGTTTTGCCAGGCCTCTTAACAAAGGATTGCTCTTAATATTCTCTATGCCACCTAATTTCTTAGAAAAATTAATAAAATTATTCATTTCCCAATTAGGATCATTTTTATGCTGTAAATTCTGTAATTGCTCACCCAAAATAGCCCTTTGCAAATCCATATTCTGACCACTTCTAGAAAATTGCTCTCTTCTAAGACCCATTTGCTCAGCAAATTGTCTCTTCTGCTCCTCTAATTGCCTTTTCCTAATTTCTTGCTGCTCACGCTCTAGAATAGGCTGCATGATGCGTGAATATAATCCACCTCCTGTATTAACTCCTCTAAGCAAAGCATCGGCTGGCAGGCCAGGAATGGGAATATTTAAGGCCATCATCTACCTCCTGCAAAATTCCAACGTTTAGCAAGTGCACCCCCAATTGGGCCTTTTAAGGCTCCAGTTCCTAGCCCACCAATCAATCCTAATAATGTGCCCAGTGTATTTCCTCCAGCATTTTCCCGCCCAAAGGACAAATTAGCTGAATCTTCACCCATCCTAGAAGCATTATTAGAAAGATTAGAGGCCATGTTAGCCCCAGTATTATAAAGTCCAGAAGATAAACCCGCGCCCTTAATATATGTATCTAATATTCTATTAAGATAATTTTCTTTGTCTTGCATGCCTATTTGCGATGTTCCTCTTTGAATAGCATTTAATGCTGTATTTGAGCCATTTAATCCCAATGCAGTTGCTGCATTAAGCCCATGTTCTTGAGCTATCTGTTCTTGATTCTTCGCATAATCAGATTCTTGATATCCATTTGAAAACTTATCTAATAAATTTCCTGGATTCTTAAGAGAATCTATAAATTCCAGCAAAGTACCATATTGTTCAAGGCCATGCTGATTATATGGCTGCAAATATCCTTGGCCTTCTTGATAATGCTTATTAAGCTCATCTTGAGAATTTTCATATCCTCTTCCAGGATTTAAAAAACTTGATAGCCAGGACATCTCATCTCCTTATGGATAGGGAGTAGTAGTAAATTTAACTAATACCCCACTTTGCATCCCTACATATTCATTATTTGTTGTGTCATATAAAAATATTCCATTTTTTAATGCACTCGCAGTGAATAAATCATTAATTTGTATTGCTGTAAGATTGGGGGCGGTTAAAAAATTAATTGCTCGCTCCATATCGTTTAAATTTTCATTTAATGTATCGATTAAAACCCAAATCCATTGTAAAAATTGTGGATCTAATTCTTCTTGACTGATGATTGGAGCTGAATCTATTCTATCTAGAGATAATGCCATTAGTTAGCACCCCCAGAAACGCGCCTTGTGTTGCGGACTCCACCTAAAATCACAATAGGAGCAGAACTCACACACACAAGTTTGTAACAACGATTGCGACTAACTGAAAGTTCATACCAACGCATACGCCATCGATATTGACCGAGTTGGCTAAACTCTCTTAAATCAGCACTGGTAAATGTCTCACCGCCGTCATCAGAATAATAAAGTTCAATATGAGGTTTAAAAAGAGCATAATAATGATTATCATCAAAAGTTGGCGTGTTCCCACCTTCTTCAATAAGAAATTTATCATCTTCTGAAAGTATGAAAATAGGAACTTGAGGTGTGCTATCTTCACCAACAATATAAGTTGTATTAAGAAATGGAGCATTGCTTTTATAAAAAGTTTGATTACCAAATACAAAATCAATTTCAACATACTCATCCATGAATTCCCCGTAATCATCCATACAAATTTGCTTTGTGATTAACTCATACCGCATGGGGTATTTCAGAAATGCATCATCTGCTTGGTGGTTTGGCTGATTAGGATTAATCAACTCATTATAATATATATTACCCGCCATTTCATAAATGGCGGCATCTCCAAGAACCGTAACAAGATGTGTATTGTTAAAATATACATGCTTTGTGATCCTATTACGCTCCCCATTTAATTCAATACATCGACCCCATTTACCGGTGGAGAAGTTATACTCAATGCAATTTGCATTATCTTCGATGTCTAAATTACCTGAATCTAAAAATTTACCCGCAGAAGTCCTATAAAAAATTGTGTTTTCATATTGATATAAAAATCCATCGACTTCATTAGATAAAAATGGACTTATTTCCCCTTCATTAGCAGAATTTTGCAATAAAACATTAATGGCCTGCGATGAAATGACATCCGGCTTTTGGCCTCCTGTCATCATAAACGTTATTAAGCCTGTGGAATTTCTGGCAAGCCACACCATCATTCCGAAATCAACACTTAATGAATTTGGATCTGCTATCCCATAATCAAAATTATAAGAGCTATTAAGTTTCCATGGAAATTCTACAGTGACTCCACCAACTGTAAGCGTAGTAATAATATTAGCCCACACATCAGTAGTAAAATCACACATGATATACAATTGATTTTGCAAGACCGCAAATTGACCTATAACACCAGATGCCCTTCCATTTAAAGCTGCGCTAGTAGATGGATTGGTAAAATAAGTATTAGCATTTCCAGCTAAATTAATTTGCGATAAATAGAAGTTAGGAGTTCCTGATTCACTTACGACAAATCTGTTACCAAAAGTCGCCACATATAAAGGCCTGCCTCCAGTGAATGTTCCTCCAGGAGCATTTGGATCTGTCACAACCTCCGAGGTCACACTCGATCCGTTTTCTGTTATGACAAAAATATTAGCACCATCGATCAGCATATTATAAACAATGTTGTCTACAGCTAAAGTTGAAAACCACAATGGCCCACCGAGAGCTACATTAATAGTCAAGGTTTTACGATTATAAAATCTATCGAATTGGTACACCTGTGTTCCATCTATCACATATAAGAAATTGATAGATTTAAATTCAGCTCTAGGCTGAGCATTAAATATCAATCTATTTTGATTTAAAAAATGTACATGCTTGCGACCCATAGTAGGATATAATGCTAATTGTTTTTTACCAGACTCCACAGAAATACCGTACCAATTAGCGCAATCCATCGCACCAAATTGTACGAATCTTTGTTTGTCGTAATAACAAAATATCTCTAATGGCTCTATATGAGCTGATGTATCTTTCCTTAAAGCAACCATTATATGCCCGCCCTAACTCGCCAGGAGCCGTTTAGCAAGCTTTGCTCATCACCTGCAATTGAAAGATTAATTTCACTAGCGGCCTCCATTTGGGCTTTTAATTCTCTGTATTCCATCTCTAAATCATCTGTCCAGGCACTTCCTCTACCCTTAAATTTAGAAACATATTTTGCAACTGCATAGAGAAAAAATAACTCAAAATATTCTGGCAAATCATCTAGGGAATCATTAGACGTCAATACCTGTAATTGAAATTTACCTCTAGCATTAAATTCAAAAAATTGACTAGGAGCAGGATATAATTGCGTCTTTAAAATATTGGTATCTGGAAAAGTAATAATAAACCTTGGCAATCCCTGTAAAGGCTGATATTTCCATGCAGCTAAATATTCATCACGAGACTTGTCAATCAAGGGATAAGTAACGCCGCTTAATAATAGCCATGCATTATCAAGATTTGCCATCCTTCCCTGTGCTATATAAGAAACATTAGGCAATCCAATATAATGAGCAAAGGTTAATAATGATACGCCACTTAACGTAGCATTTGCTGTTAATGTAATCGTATTAGTCGAAATTGATAATATTGATGTTAAAGTTGGTATCCCATTACCCGTTACAAGGTCTCCTACCTGGTATTTAGTGCCATCAGCAACAACAAAGGAAGGCAAGCCATTAGTTAACGTCACTGTTTCAGTTTGGAAAGAATACAAAGGATAATCTTTAGGCACAAACCATACATCAGTAATTCCAAGATTAACAGGTACTGATACAGTTTTAGCAATAGTTAATAAAAGGCCATTGCTTGCGTAATTAGATAATATTTGATTCATAACCCGAATAGCTAACTTCTCATCATCACCATGCAAAGGAACCGTGGGATTTGATGCCGTTATCAATCTATACATCTGCAAAACAAATTCACGCACCGTTGAAAACATAATTATGCCTTTGCCTTAGGCTTCCTGCCTGGTTTTTTAGATTGCTTTAATATTTCAATTGATTCATCTACATCATCACTTATTAATGGAATAATATAATTCTCAGCCTCTTTTGCTGTTGCAAACCAAATTCCCATTGCCATATGACGTTCAAATTCATCCCAAGACTCAACTAATTTCTTATTACCATTCGGTGAATAAATAAAAACTCTAAAATGAGATTTATCAACTATCTTTCCAAGATAAATGGTTGGTGTTCCTTGCATGCTTAATCCTTAGTTAAATTTGGCTCTCTATTAAGAGAGCCATATGTCATTAAGAACGTATACGAACCGCAAATTCTGGGTTAATAGCCACACCACAGATAACGTCAATACGGTCTAACTGCTCATAATTGCGAATATCAGCACCAAGGGTATAAGTTAAAGAGAGCTTGTACAGATCGCTATAACGAGTCACAGCTTCCACGCCACCCCTTAATTCTTTGATAGGAGGAGCTGCGAATACTATGGATTGAGTATGATAAGCAATACTTACATTATGGGTTCTAGCAAGTAATAGTTGAGCACCATTGGGGATAGCTGCTGAGATATTTTGGCGTGCACCATCTGTAACTATCGTAGGATTGACAGGAATAGATGCCGTATCGCCATCAGCACTAATAACTTGAGCAGTTACAACGAATTGCGCTCTTTGTTCTAAAGGTTCGTAAGTAAGTGGATTGACCATGAAAACACCAGCACTGTCATCAATCTCTATACTATCGCCCGCATTAAATACTACAGTACCAGGGGCAACCCCCAATCCATTAACATCTATAATATTGCCGCCATTTATTGGCCCATTCGTTACAGTGCCTCCTAATACAAAGCCATCGGGAGGTGTTCCCCCTGATTGACCAGCACCCGCAACTTGACGACCCAGAAAATTAGTCTTAAAGAAGTCAAATCCTGATAAATGACCAACGAAGCCATCAATCAGAGCACCAGTGTTTACTGTAGGATTAAATACATTAAATAAATCGTTTGATAATCCTGCGGCTGTTCTAGGTTGTACCGCGCAATAACGCTTACCGTCTTCAGGTATAGCCAATTCCGTCATATAGGCATCAGCAATTAGAATAGTATTTAAATCAACAGGCACACCCGGAGTACCAACAGCTTGATAAGTTTGCGGCCAGAAATTATCTCTAGCAATGAAGCCTTCAACTAAGTTAGCTAAGCGTTTAGCTCTAGGAGCATTTGCCATTTCTAAATATGGCTCATCTCGGGCACGATCGAAAGTAAGCTCAAAGCCTGTATATTCGATCATTGTTCTAAATTGTTTGGTAATAGAAAGAGGGCGTATAATTTGAACGCGTGCTTCAGAAGTTGCAGTTGCGCCTTCACCAGCTAAATAGCGCTCTTCTAAGCGATAATCTATTGTTTGACCAGTTGCGAATCGTAAATTTTTAAAATCACCTTCTAAATTTCTATTAGAGGTTCTTGCAAATGATAAGCTATTCCAAAATCTTACAAACACGTCATCCAGCACATACTGGGTTTCTCTAAATACATTAGACATTTGTTCTCTCCGTGAACAAAATTAAAATTGCCTATAAAAGGCTCCTTTTCTTTTGTCCGGCGGACGACAACCAACTCGCACCTATGTATTGCTTAGCTAGATGGATACTAAGACTTTAAAATTCGCATCTATATTTAAATTAAATCATGAGAAATTAACTTTGGGAATCCCCCCCCTATTTTGTATAT